ACTGATGAGAGGATGCGCGACGCAAAATCTGGTGCGTGGTGGAATGAACATCCCCAACGCGCACTTGCAAACAACTCAGTTGCCTATAAAGAAAAACCAGACATGGGTATCTTTATGGAAGAATGGTTATCTCTCTATAAAAGTAAAAGTGGCGAACGTGGTATCTTCAACCGTGATGCTTGTAAAAAAACTGTTACTAAATTAGGGGATAGAAGAAATCCAAATTATGAATTTGGAACTAATCCATGTTCTGAAATTATTCTCCGTGATAGAGAGTTTTGTAATTTAACAGAAGTTGTTGTTAGATCCACTGATAATGCAGACGATCTTGCTCGTAAAGTCCGTTTAGCAACAATTTTAGGAACGTTTCAAGCATCTTTGACGAATTTTCCATATCTTTCTAGCGAATGGAAAAAAAACTGTGAGGAAGAAGCGTTGCTTGGTGTTTCATTAACAGGCATTCTTGATAATGAAAATTTGACAAATGATGTTATCAACTTAGAAAAAGGTTTAGTCGAACTCAAAAAAATAGCAATTAAAACAAATGCCGAATATGCTAAAAAAATTGGCATTAATCCAGCGGCGGCAATTACTTGTGTAAAACCATCTGGTACGGTTTCTCAATTAGTTGATGCTGCTTCTGGTATTCATCCAAGACATAGCGAATATTATATTAGAACAGTTCGTGCTGATCAAAAAGATCCATTATGTAAAATGATGATTGATATGGGATTTCCTCATGAAAAATGCGTAATGAAACCAGATTCAGTTATGGTTTTTTCTTTTCCAACTAAATCTCCAAATGGTTGTATGACACGAAATGATTTAAGTGCTATTGATCACTTACGACTTTGGCTAACATATCAACGATTTTGGTGTGAGCATAAACCAAGTATAACAGTTACTGTTCGTGAACATGAATGGATGGAAGTTGGTTCTTGGGTATATAAACATTTTGATGAAATTAGTGGGATTTCTTTTTTACCACACTCGGATCATACTTATCGTCAAGCACCATACCAAGAATGTACAAAAGAGGAATACGAAACACTTGCTGCAAAAATGCCAACAAATGTAAATTGGTTGGATCTCGTTAAATATGAAAAAGAGGATAAAACAAGTGGAACTCAAACCTATGCATGTAGTGGTGATAAGTGTGAGGTTGTAGATATTACTTCATGATGAAAGTTGGTTCTTTATTTTCTGGAATTGGAGGTCTTGATCTCGGTTTCGAGCGTCAAGATTTTTCCATTTCTTGGGTGTGCGATAAAGAAAAAACATGCAGAAATATTTTGAACAAACATTTTCCAAATGCAAAAATTTATGATGATGTTTGCTCTATAGATCCAACCAAAATAGAATCAGTGGATGTGGTTGTTGGTGGATTTCCGTGTCAAGATTTGTCTGTGGCAGGAAATAGAAAAGGGTTAGCAGGAGAAAGATCAGGATTATTTTATGAATTTATTCGAATCGTCAGAGACATGCCAAAAAAACCATCCTTCGTGGTGGTCGAAAATGTCCCCGGAATGCTCACAAGTAATAAAGGAAGGGATTTCGCCGTCGTTCTCCACGAAATGGTCAAACAGTGGAACCCTAAATCTATCGCATGGAGAGTTTTGGACAGTAGATTCTTCGGTGTTCCCCAAAGAAGAGAAAGAGTGTTCGTTATCGCAGATCTTGCAGGAGAACGCGCATCAGAAGTACTTGCTCTCAAAGAAGACATGCGAGGGGATTCTAGAGCGAGGACAGCGCAACGGAAAAACTTTGTATCCACCGTTAACTCTCTCTTTGACGAACCTGATCAAAAATACCCCATAACAATTAGAAAGTCTAGAAAAGCACAAACAAAAAAAGACTTTGAGACTTGGATAGAAACTGATTACGCAAACACTTTAAATTTATTTGATGTCAGACAAAGATCTAGTGTTTTAGTAATAGAAAACGAAGATAGAGTTAGATATCTTACTCCAATTGAAACGGAAAGACTTCAGGGGTTTCCTGATAATTGGACAGAAGGATTATCTAATAGCGCAAGATACAATCAGATGGGAAATGCTGTTACTGTAAATGTCGCTGAATGGATTGCACAAAATATAAAAGAAAATGCCTAAATTTTAAATTAAAAGCATAAATATTAATATGCAAAGGTTACTAGTATCCATCCTAGTTTCCTCCCTTGCGACGATTTACGCCTGCAAAGGTATTCCTACCACAACAACCCCCACACAACCAGAAGATAGTCAGCCCGAAGTGGTTGAAGATTATACAAATGAAATACCATCATTTGTAACAAATGGTTTCACGGTTATAGAAGAGAAACAATCTGATCCTTTTGGTTGTGTGGGGAAGGTTTTACAGGAGGATGGGGGATTAATCGGAAGTGCAGTTTTAGTATCACCTATAGTTGTTTTGACTGCCGCACATTGTTTAGAAAACACAAATGCCTATTGGTTTGAAACAAATGATTGTCATCGTTATAAAATTAACCAATGCATTATTCATGAAAGTTATGTAAGTAACACAAGTCTTGGCGATATTGGGGCATTTATATTAGAAACTCCTTGCGACAAAGTTCCAGCAATTGTGATTAAAGAATTAAATGAATTACAAAGACTGGAAAATTTAACAACAGTTGGTTATAGTTTTCACAAAAAGAAAATAAGTGATCGTGGAACATTTTTTTATTTTGGAACTATTTTAGAAGAACCCTGTTACATAAAATTTTTGCCACTAGATGGATCTATTTGGTTTGGTGATTCTGGTGGCGCATTATTCGAAGACGGAGGTAAATTAGCCGGAATTATTTCATCCATTGGGATTAAAGATGGAATAATTTTTGAAAATTCAGCAACTCATATTTTTTTATATCATGATTGGATTTCCAATATAATAAAAACCCATAAATAATTTTATGGTGATTGCTGGTATAGACTATAGTTTAACTTCTCCAAGTATATGCATATACAATTCTGCATCTGGTTTTTTTCATTTTGATCGTTGTATGATTTATTTTTTGTCCGATGTTAAAAAAATGCACACTGTTTTTCTTGGAAATATTCGTGGAGAGGCTTTTGAGGAGTATAATACAGAATGTCAGAGATACGATACAATATCAGACTGGGCGATACAATATTTAATAGGTTGCACAATGGTTGGCCTAGAAGATTATGCCTTCGCGGCAAAGGGAAGAGTATTTCACATCGCGGAGAATACGGGTATTCTCAAGTACAAACTTTTTCAGCAGAGTATTCCAATAGAAACAATACCACCAACAGTAGTGAAAAAAAATGCAACGGGGAAGGGAAACTCGGACAAGGAAGCGATGTATCGGGCTTTTATATCAGAAACTGGAGTATTCCTTAAAGACATTATTACTCCATTAAAAAAAGATGTCGGAAACCCTGTTTCCGACATCGTTGACTCTTACTATATTTGCAAAAGTCTTTGGCAGAAAATTTCTGCCGAAGAATAGTATGATTTATTTCTTCAAAACTGCGTAGAGTATAAATAATCTACCAACAGTTGAAGTAGGGTTAACCTTATCAACACCTCTCATTTGAGGATGTTTCCAAAGTGTCTTGGCTGGATCACCTCCTTGTAATAGGGGTCCCCTTTGGAGATTTACACGGTGAGGGTGCTTCGGTAAAACCATACTATTCCTTTTTCGAATTAAGCCCACTGTTGCATTCAAACCCGTTGGAGCAAATTACACGCCTTCTTTAGGTGTGTTTTTTGTTTGATTTGGTTCGTCTTTTTGTTCCCCATCATCACACAATAAAGGTTTACGAATAAATTCTCGATATGCCCACAATAGAGATATAATCAAAACAGGGGCATACCAAAAAATCCAATTATATGATTGTGGTTGAGCAAAGCCAGGCTCATTGATTCTATCTTTCATACTAAGTATGATTGGATTGTCTGGAGTTGTATCTGGTATTATTTTTGGAGTAGTATCGCAAGCAACCAAAAATAAAAAAAGAATAGAAATAATGATTTTCATTTAATTTCCTTTATGACTTATTTGATGCAGTTGCTGAACCAAAATAGAAACCAACTATGCTAAGAAGAATTTGTCTATTTTCAGATGTATAAAGAAATCCATTTATTTGTACAAAGAATTTTCTTGTAGTTTCTGGAATTAATCCAAATAATCCCTCTGGGTTTTTTGAATCAATTTCTACAAAAGTCGGAACACCAAAAAATGGAAGAATAAATGGAGCAGCAAGAGTTGCAAACAACACAGTTAATACTATGAGTTGTCTAACACCACGACCAACATCAATAGAAACTCGTTTTACTGCTTTGTCCTGATTCTCGGTTGTCTGCTTATTAGCTTCCATTGCCATTTGGAACATTTCTTTTTGATCTTGTGCTCTTTGTGCCCAATATCTAAAAAGAAACCCTGTGATCCCACCGCCTAGCATGGAAATCAATTCTGTTGGAAACATACTATACCTCCGTTTATGTTATTTATGCGTCTGCTGGTTTACCAAACCGTCTAATGGCATTTTCTGTATTTTTTGCGGGGAATCCACCTTCGCCCTCACGGACAAATTTTGCTTGTGTTTCTGAAACACCCGGAGTGCCAAGAGCAGAAACAAATCCTTCATGTTCTTCTCCACCGTATGTCTTTAAATCAAATTGATCATGATGTTCTTTAAATTGATCTAATAGGTGATGTTTTGCCGCATTAATATGAGCATGTGCAGTAAACGCTGACATTATTTCATTTTTATTTTTGTTTATTGTTCTGTTGAAATCATCAACCATAGATTTTTTTGTTTTATCCGATAAATTTCGCTGAGATGCTTTTGCCATATGAACATCAATAAATTTTTGTAAACCTTCCACAGTTCTATGTCCTGTAGTTCTTGCGGCGTGATTTGAATATTCCTGAAGCATTCTGTGAAATTTTTTATTTGATGGTAAACTACGAAGAAATGAGTTTACCTTTTTATCTGATAAAATTTTATTTGCTGATTTAATTGATGCTGTAATTTTTTTATGTCTCTCTGGTGTGAGAGATAATTTTGTTTTGGGTGTAATGCCTAAATGAGGAATAAATGCACCCTCTGCTGAAAGTGGTTCTGGTTGACTTGATGTTTTTTTTAAATCTAAACCATTAGTTGTGTATTGGGAGTGAGGAGCAAAACCAATGGTTGAAGTATGCGGTGCTTTATAAGTTATTGTATTTGGTTGAATTGTTCCAGTGTGCTTTGACGAAAATAGTAAATCTCCTTGCACAGCAGTCCCTGGCTTTAAATTTATTTTTTTTGCTAACGTTAGCGCAGGAATTAATTCTCTGATAAAATGTTCTTTTCCTGTTGCTCTAATTTGATTTTCGTCTGTAAATTCCTCGGCTCCTGTTTTATAAGCAACGGCTGGTACTCCTGATTTGTGTTTTTTTAAAACAATACTCATGCCTCCATCTGCTTTAAGAGACATAGTATGTCCCTTTGTTGTTTGTCCTTGAAATCTTTTATGGACTAATTCTAAGTGATGTATTGCTGTCTCTGGTTTACCATAATAAAGAAAATCACCGAGATGGGTCATATGTCCAGTTGTTTCTACAGTTCTTTTTGCTTCTAATAATAATTGTTCAAAAAGTTTTCTACCTATTCCCGCCTTCACTTTTTTCTTATGTTTTGCAACAGCAGACTGAGGTACTACAACATCTTCTGGTTTGTTAGCAGGGACACCAACACCAACAATTCCTCCCCCACCAACAGACATTTCTTCAATGAGCGGATAAACCGAATCAATAAAAGTTTGACCATTTCCTCCTAAACTTTCTACTTCCTCAGAAAGTGCATTTAATGCTGCCATTGGATTGTTCATTGCGTAACGAATTTTTGGATCAGAACTAGTTAATAAAGCCCTTTTAAGTATTACAATAAGCCGATAAAAAGAGTTTCCTGCTCTTTTTTCGTTTTCCGTCTTGTATTCTTGTGGTTGTTTTAAAAATTTGCCTTGATTATCAATTATTCCTGCTCTGTATATGTCCATTTGTGAAAATGGTTTTGACAGTTCTGACAGAAACTCCCATATGGAAAAACTTGTTACGATTTGTGAATAAGATAGACTCATTTTAATTTTTGTAGAATTAGTGTTATTCTGTGATCGCTCGGTATTTTTGTTAAATCAATTTCAGGTATTCTTTTTGGAAGAATTTGTAGATACTCTAAAAACGCTTTTAAATACGGGTGAAATTTTGGACAAATCTTAAAAAATAAAATTCTAGAGCAGGCTTCATTTCCAAACACGTTGTTTAATAAAATTATATGATTTAGAATCAGTCTTTCTTTTAAATCTTTTGTTTTATCAAATCTATTTAATAGTCTCTTAATGTATTTTATCTTCATCAAATCATCATTAAATTCGTTTACGCCTTTGCAAAATGGATTATCATATGCTTGCATAGCATAAATCATAAAATTTTCATCATTAAGAAACTCAAATTTCATTTTATTTTACGCTTCTTCGATTATAGCATTAATCATATACAAACCGGCTTTATCTCCACCTTCTGGTTTAATAATTTTTAATTTGAGGACATAGTTTCTGCCATCAAAACCATTCGTAGTTTCAAAGCCTTTTGAAAGATCATGTGTTGGAGATGTTCCAAAAGTTCCACCAAATCTTTTAAGTGGAAATTTATATTCGGTTTCTGGTTCTAGTGCTGTTGCTCTGTTAAAGTCAAAGTCAACACCAGCCAAATTCATTTTTGCACGAAGAACGTAAATAGCAGATCGAGGATCAACATATGATTTGGAGCAAAATGCCGTAATAAAAGCATTCATTTTGTGCATATCATGTGGATCGTCGTAATTCACTGGTTTTACTTCATCATTAGCAGATCTACCTTTTGATTTCAGAACAGGATCAAATCCCATCCCTCCACCTTCTGAGGTTTGTTCTTCGTGGATATCTGACATTTCGGATCTTAGTTCTTTAAATCGTTTCATATGGTCCTCTTTTGATTATTTATGTGGTTTTACAACTCTGAGCCTGAACTTAATGTGTGGCATCTCTTTTTTAAGAGATCCGACTGCCTCTACATTTGCCTGATGATCGTCCATAAATTCAACGTGAGACACAGGTAAATGTAG